TGACCGTGAATCACCGACCATTCAAACACAAGTATCATCGGCTCTTGAGTCTGTTAGATCATCACTCTCAAGCACTGAGGGGGCAATGGACCAAGAAGTCAGAACTACCTCAAGCCCTACCTTTGCAGGGTTGACGGTGACGGGGTTTACTAAGAGCGGTGCCGATGCTCCTGCCTTGAAAAGTAAAAAATTGACAGGGACCACCAACGCCACAGCGGGGGGGCTTGCGGTGGTTCTTCATGGGTTGGATTGGACAAAAATAAGGCAATGGTTTACCCAAGTTTACAACGGTACTTGGTGGGTTGAGTCCGGGAGTTATGATGCAAATAATTCTTTCATAGCATATAAGGCCGCCTCAGGATTTTTAGTTTTTACAAATCCTGGTGCAACCCTTTTACTATCAAAAGCAATCGAAATATTAGTTTGGTACGAGGAATAAAAATGACAGACCTAGAAAAAAGTTTAGACATGGCAGACCTAGTTTGGAGATCCCCGGACATTACCAAAGGCCACACTCAGGCCAAAGCCTTGGAGATAGATGGTTCCAAATGGGTAGTTTTTGAAGCTTCCGATAGCCTCACCGATATCCTTGACCACATCCAATTTTGGCCTACAAAATTCAATGGATACTATGTCCATACTGGGTGGCTAAACCAATACAAAAAGATTAGGGCATGGGTTAAGCATCAATGCGATACCGACCTTCCGATTGTCTTTTGTGGCCATTCTCTAGGCGGTTCATTGGCTCAAATAGCAAGTTTAGACCTAGGAGGCCGGGTGGTATCCACCGGAAGCCCAAAGCCTTTCTTTGGCAAGGTTCCTAAGATGGATTGTATACGGTTTAGGACCAAGGATGATCCAATTCCTACCCTCCCACCGGGCTATAAATCCGCTGGTTTTGAGGTTGTTCTACCCGGTGGACAGGGGTGGAAGGATCACCTCCCCGGAGCATACCGAAAGTGTATATAGTAGTTTGACAATATATAGATATTAGAATAAAATAGATTTATCCCAGGAGGCGATTAAATGGCATGGGACGGCACAGACAGGAGAACCCCAGTGAGCATAGAAACAATCGACCGGGAAATGGGACAGGTTACTGCTTTAATAGAGTCCATGGGGAAACGCATGGAAGAGGACCGGAAGGAATGGAAAGAGGGATTCTTGTCAATGAGACGGGATATAGAAGCCTTAACCCGGATTATCTCAGATTACAAAACTAGCCATGATCTACAATCACAAAAAGACTATACATACCTTGATAATAAAATAGACGAATTGAAACTTGCACAAAAGATACTTGAGGTCAGGCTTAAGACATTAGAAGAAGCCAAGACCAAGGGGATACTACCAAAAATCCTTGACACCGGGGTGAGAGGACTAACTACCGGGGCAATGGTGGTTATAGCCTGGTTAATTATGGAATATTTTAAGGCGGTTAAATAATGGGACTAAATAGGGATGTTAAAGCATTAAAGGCTGAAGCTCAGACCAAAGCAGATGTTCTTTTGTATAGTTGTAATCAAAACGGCCTAAGAGTTATGATACTTGAGACACTACGATCTCAGGACGTTCAGGAAGCCTATTATTCCCAAGGTCGATCACCGCTTGAAGAAGTTAATGCAAAACGCTTAAAGGCTGGTTTATGGGCCATTGGAGAAGCGGAAAACAAGAGAGTCATAACATGGACTCTAAAGTCTAAACATCTCGAAGGTAAAGCAATTGACATAGTACCGATCACACCGGAAGGGAAAACATGGTGGAATGCTCCGGCGGACGTTTGGGAGAAACTAGGAGTATTGGGTGAGAAAGCAGGGTTCAAGTGGGGTGGACGATGGAAAACAAAAGACTCCCCACATTTTGAGGTGCAATGATGATCAAACGAATAAAAGAATTAGTTTACAAGACAATATCAATCAAGGGTCTTTTTACTGGGACAACTTCAGTATTGTTCTTTCTAAACCCTGAGAAGGATTGGGCTTTTTGGGCTTTCATCACCGCATGGCTAGTATTTATCGGTGAACGTCTAGCCTTGAAGATATTAACAATTCTTAAAAAATGAAAGGATTAATCAGTGCGTTCATTCTCGGTGTTATTCTTACTTCTATTGGGTTCCTCATTATCGGGGGAAACTCAATATCTGATTTCAGAAAGCGACTTGATAAAGCTCAGAATGAACTTGAACTTGCAGATAAGTCTCTTATCCGCAGCCGAATTAGAATTGTCCAATCTGTCCGAATCGTTGAGACTGTCCGAACTGAAATTAGGTACATTAGAGACGGACTTGAAAGCGTCAATCAAGGACTTGGAAAAATCTCAGACCTCTCTAGGGATAGTCTCCAAATCCTTGAAGGACTTAAAAGAGTCCCAAGTCCTCTGGATTAGTCTTGGAGTTGTCGGTGGTATTGGCGTTGGCTATTTTCTTGCGAAGTGCTTCTAAATCTGGTGTTATTTTCCGATCTTTGGAGAATAGGAACTCCATTGCCTTTTCTTTAACCTCTGGTAATTTTGACCCTCTCAAGAGGTCATAGCAAGCCCAAATACCTTTTCGAACATTTATCAGTCTAGGATTATCTTTTATTTCCAAATCCCATTTGTCAAGGATTGGATTAGACGGTGTATTGAAAACTTTATTAATCATATTGGAAGCGACTGGAATTGAACCAGCATCTTGTCACAAAGTGGCAAGCATCCCACTCGACTTTAATCGAGTTGAAATTATCACACTCCCATAGTTGACACCCGATCTTGTTAAATCCGGTGTCCCTCGCTTTGAAAATTAGTTGTATTTTTACCACACTACCGGTATAAACACGTTAAGGTGTTGTTTTTTCCTACAACTCGGATAATTTTTCACCCATACGGGCTAAGCAAGTTTCAGGAGTTGAACCCGAACTTTTCACTAACTGTGATTGTACTCCCATTATACTAAACTTGCGGATTGGCCGTACTCTCCGACCTGTCTCCCATTATCGTTAAGAGGATCAAGCCTCTTATGGTGCGATACCCTACCAAAAAACTATAACAGTACTAACAAATAATGTCAATACAGAAATCCAAAATAAAATTGAACCGATGTAAAATGAGTTCATTTTGTTTTTGTAATCTCCTTGTATCCGTCCTCTGTCAATTCGTACTGGACAATTCCTTTCTGGTAATCAAGCTGGCCTCTCTTGTATGACTCTAGGCTAAATGGTATACCCCAAATTACCAGGCCAAATAATAGACCTAGTGCGATACCTGACCACAGGATAGCTTTTTCAACCGAACTCACAATTCACCTCCAATTCCTTCCCAATCTTCCCGGTAGGGGGCTGGAATGATGAAATAATTACCATTATTATCCTCTATCCAAACTCCATCTATATCTGTAAAATGTATGCTGTTTGCACAAGTATAAAACCACCGTACCGCCCCTTTTACGTATCCACTGAGGTGCTTAAGTATCACTTCGATGGGGAAGGCGTGGAAGTTGAAACTGTTTATATAATGCTCATTATCATAGACTGCAATCCGAACAAATTCATCGCCATCATACCATTTTCCCAAACACCCTTTCCAGATATCAGGATTTTTCAGTTTTTTGAGTAGACCTCTCTTTTCAGTCAAAACACACATGGTCGAAAAACTATCATCATTCGCCGGGCTTGCTTCCATGATCTCAAGAGCCTCTTCCAGAACCTTAATCTCATGTTCCAATTTTTCTTTTTCGGTCATTTTGTTTTCCTTATTTCTTCCTTTATTTCCTCAATGCCAAACATAATACCATTCCAGGCTATTACTACAATTAAAGAATCCTTATTTGATCCTTCTAAAAATAAGTACCCAATTAAGGTGAGTACACCAATTCCGGCATATATCCATTTCATTTTGTTTCCTCCATTTCCTTTTAAAAAAATGATAGTTTTTTTCTCTCATGTTTAAACCCATCTATAGAATAGGAAAAAGAATTTCCTTTATTGATTATATGCGTTGAAAAATTTCCTTCAACTGATAAACTTCCGTCTTTTAAAACTTCAATGGAAAATAGATTTTCTCCGTTAAGACTGCAAAAATCTTGAATCTCTTTCAGATTTTCTCCTGTCCAAACTATCCTTTTTTGTGGGACGTGTGGTTTTTGGTCTCCGTTCATCCTACTGCTTTGAAAGTGTACACATCCAAACAATGGGCCAGTTTGAAAGCCTCCACCCTCATTGTACGAATAGTCAAGCTCATCAATATTTTCTTCTTCATTTAAATAGATATTTTCGTGTAGTTTTCCTTCATTTCTACACATTCTTTTTTTCCACCATTTACAATCTTTACAGTACATTTAGTCCTCCATTTCCTTTTCGATAGACCACAAAATAGCGATTGAGTACACACTCAGTAATATTAAAAAATGTAAAATTGTCATGACTCCATTTCCTTCAGCTTGGCGAGGGTTTCCGCCATAGCTTTTGCATTGTAAAACTTGATAGCCTCCCCCAACTCCACCGCCATAGCCTTCCACGTGTCCCGGTCGGCTTCCATTGCCTTTCCTGTTTCAACGCTAAATGTAGAAACTCCCCCTTTGAGGGCTTCGTGTATTGGTATCCAAACATCATCACCGCAAACGTCACTAGACAGGCTATTGCAAAACTTTTCAGCAATTTTCAACGCCTCCATAAGCCGTTTGTTTTCGGCCTTTGAATTGTTAAATTCATTTTGGAAATCCTGAGCGATATCCTTCCATTTATCAATCTCAACGGAAAGCCGTTTGTTCTCGGCCTTTGAATTGTTAACTTCATTTTGGAAATCCTGAGCGATATCCTTCCATTTATCAATCTCAACGGAAAGCCGTTTGTTCTCGGCTTCGAGGGCTTCGCACTTTGTTTCAAGTTCTTCTATTTTTTGCTCTAGGGATTTAAAATCACTCATTCCACCACCTCCCGTCCAAACGGCACACCTTCCAGGGTGTCGGTGACGTCTAAAAAGTCACTTAGCAAAGTTTCAAACGATACCTCCGAATCTCTGTTATTTGTTGTATAAACATATATGTCTAAAACTGCATCTACTAAAAAATAGTATCCACTGCTTTTACTTTTCGCTTTCCTCCCCACAAGCCAAGCCCCATCCTCCGGGCCATAGGGGACAAGTTTAGGCTCGGGTATTTGTCGGATATTGTATTCATCTTTTAAATATTCAAGAATGTGGTTAAGAGATTCTATATCCTCCCACCATTTACCAGTTATGCCTACTATCTCACACTGATATTTCTTACCAGCCTTGAACCCTTGTAAAATCTCGATCATTTCGTCAATCGTTTTCATCGTGTAACCCTCCATTTAAGTTCATCAAGTTCTCTGACAGTCAAAAGGTTTGTTACCTCTCGGCCGTGCAAATAAATCCCTCGGTTTATGAAATAGTAATAATCGAACCCCTGGTCATCGATGGTAAAGTCCACCTCTAGTTCGTGGATTTTTTCTCCACGTCGCAATGTGTAGCTAGTCATGTTTTTTCCCCACAATCAAAGGAAAATCCATCCCCCGGTCATAAATCTCAAGGTGGTATCCGTCACCATACTGAATCCAAAACCCATCTTCTCCAATGGGGTGGTATCCGGTGACACCATCCAAGTTAAGCTTTTCATTGACCACGTTTTGATAGGGTGTCAGGGGGTGCACCTGAGTCCCAAAGGCTAGGGCAATAATAAAAAGCCCAGCAACAATACTAAGGGTTAATGTTCGCATTTAAAGCCTCCTGTGCTATCTTCATTCGGTTGGCTGTTTCTTGGAGTTTCCACTTGTCATTAATCACAAACGAAGTTGTTACTCCACTACCAATGATCACAACTTGGCGGATTCCGGGGAATAGCACAACCTCCACATCACCCATCATCAATCTTATCTCTTCCATTTTTTTCTCCCTTGAATACATACTAAATTAATAACCAAAATCTATCAAGAGGTTCCATGCGAGTTTAACCACTGCTGGAACTTGGCCATTCCCAAGGGCTGCAAGTCTGTCCACCCGATTGGCCACCCCATTAGCCACTCTACCCATGACGGGTTCAGAGCCATTGGCAGGGTCGTTGTCCCACCACGATCGTTCACTGTTGACGGTAGATCGTCTCCCTTCCAGTTCTCCGATTTCACTCTGGCACAAGTGTCCCTCTTTTGTGGCGTTGGCCAGTATCCAGATTCTTTTTCTTCGGTGACAAGCTCCGGCATCGTCTGCTCCCAAAACTCCCCATTTTGCATCATACCCCAGTTGGGCCAAGTCTCCGAGAACGGTTCCAAGTCCCCTAGAAGTGAGCATTGGTGAGTTTTCCACAAGGACGAAACTGGGTCGTACCTCGCCAATGATGCGGGCCATCTCCCCCCAGAGTCCAGACCTTGCCCCCGATAATCCTGCTCCTTTTCCGGCGACTGAAATATCTTGGCAGGGGAATCCTCCTGTGACGATATCAATTTTTCCTCTCCATGGATTTCCGTCGAAGGTACAAACATCGTCCCAGATAGGGAATTTAGGTAGGATTCCGTCAGACTGCCTTTGCAATAAAACTCGGCGTGGGTAATCTTCGATTTCAACGGCGCACACGGTTCTCCACCCGTGCAACAAACTACCGAGGATTCCTCCCCCGGCTCCTGCAAATAATGCCAACTCATTCAATTTACTCCCCCTGTTTTCTCTTTCCATTTATCATCTTTCAAAATATCTTGTAATATTTCTTCTGCTTTCTCTCTTGAGAATCCGTGATACCATACGTATCTCTTTCCCATGTAACACAAATTAATACTCCACTTTGGGCCACTCTTGGATATCACAGGAGGTCTAAGAGGTTTAAAATTCTTTTGAATCTCTTTAATCTCGATTCTAAAGTCCTTGTATATGATGATTCCTTTACCGGCGTTATCCTTGAAAAAGTTTCTAACCAGTCCTGTTAATTCACTAGCCTGAGCATAATTCATCTTAACGCAGTTGACGTGTAAGGCCGATTTTTTAGGATTAGGCTTCACATCATAGGGTATAATCTCAAAAACTGGTTTTTCTTTTTTAGGCTTTTGGGGCTTGACAATCTTTTCTTTTTTAGGCTTTGCAAGTCTTGTATACCGTTCAAGCTCATAGGCTTTGCGTTTAGCCTTTATTTCTTCCGGTGTAAAGGTCTTAGGTCTTCCTGGTGACTTTTTAGGCATCTTCTCTTTCGGTGTCTTTTGAATCTTGACTAAGTTTCTCACATCTACCTTATGACCTAGATACTCCCAATCACCGATCTTGCAAAGATGTTGAATAATATCATCCGGTAGATGGTAAAGTTTAGCCACGTCACGCCGAGTTGCCTGTACACCGTCAATATAAATCCTTCCGCAGCCACGTCTAATCTCTTCTTTCCGAATGACCCAAGTCAAAAGATTCTTGAGTTTTGCAATTTTATTTTCTTTCCAATTTCTTGTGTAGTCTGCCCTGGTTAATTTAGGTCTTGACTCTTTTCTGATTCTTGCACGTTCAAGAGTCTCTAATCGTCTAACCTCTGCTTCATGTGCTTCTCTTTCATCTCTCTTGGCTCTTTCATTTTCCCATGTTTCACACTTTAAATGGTATCCATCCATGTCAATATCCCATTTAAAGTCAAGATACCGAATCGCTCCATGGTAAACTTGATTAGAAAAAGTATGATACTTCACGCCAAGAATGGAAGCCATTTCTTTCCCGGGTACAACTCGACCTTGATAAATCACATCCGGACATTCAAAAAATCGCCAATAGTATTTATATGTTTCAAGTTTATACCCAATCCAATGATCACAGAACCACTTAGGCATCTTATATGGTGTCGATCCAAGGACACTAAACTGTCGATCCTCAGTAATCTTGAGCCATTTAGGTCTTGCGTCTAGTCCCCAATTACTCATTTATTCACCTCTTTAAAAGAGTTCGCAAAACCTTGACTACATAGCGACCTAAAATCAGCATCGGTATTGATATGGTCTTTAGCCCAAGAAAACTCGGGGATTAAATTAATGGCAGATTTATGGAAAAATGCTAGTGCTGGTTTTTTCCTACCCGGTCTTGTGTAAAGTTTTTCATTTTTTTGGACAGAATCCCATTTTTTAAATAATGGCTCCGGCATGGTAAAATCCCCCCATAGGGCTGTTTTTTTAGTCCATGGGCTGCCATACTGCCAAGGTTGATAAATTGCCCTAGGATTTCCTAAAAAATCTTTAAGTCTACCATTGGCCGGATTCTCCAATACCCACCAAACAGGTTTTGACTCTTTAATAATCCTTAGACAATGATTTACAAGAAACATGCCAATATCAAGATCCCCTGTCTTATGGAACCCTGAAGCAGTCGAGAACTCAGTACACACCGGGTTTGCTATTATTCCGTGGATTGGCTTATCGGGGGAGTAATTTTCCACCCCTATGTCTTTCCCGATTTTGATAACCTCATAATTCTGGTCTAAAGAATAGGGCCGTGAATCTGATCCAATATCAGCACATAAATGGAGTATTGTTTTTTTCATTCTACCATCTCCAAGTACTCAAAAAACCTCACAGTATCTCTACTTCTGAGAATCTCCCTCAGGACTTTAACGTCCATTTCTTCAACCTTTTGGACACCGTGAGCGCCTCCGGGGATAAACCACCGGACAACATTATCCGGTGATATTGACGCACATAATTTTTTACCTATCGTGTAACCTAGCATGATCTTTTTACCTCTTGAATACATACTAAAGTAATATAGAAATATTGTCAATAGAAAAAAAATCCCCAATTAAGGGGACTCTTTTATTGTTCCTTTGTGACACGTTTCTCCCATCGTCTCTTGACTAGCATTGATCCCCAGGCCGAGTCTTTCTTAGCCCCTGAAGCCTTGCCAGCATTCCTCGCTCTCTCTCTCACCTTGTCCGATACGGTGTACTCACGCTTTGGTTTAGGTTGATCGCTCATACATCCCCCATTGCATCATGTCTTGACAATACAGTCGCATTTTCGTTAAAGGCGATTGTCTCAGCTGTCTCATAATCAAAGACCTTTGCACTCTCTCGGTGTCCTGACCAGGACTTCATGTGATCATCATATCCGGTCAAATATAGCTCGGTATTTTTAAGCTTAACTAAGTATCCTGTTTTCAATATCGTTTACCTCCATGCCGTACTTCCCGGCTTTTATTTTTAAGCATCTTTTTAAATACCGCATCGTCAATATCCCACTTACGATAGGCGCAATAATCAAGGACTCTGATAATCACATCGGCCAACTCTTCTACGGCTTTTGATTCATCATAGACCGCTTTTCTTTCTTCTTCCACGAACTCTGAAACCTCGGAATGGATAAGAGCAGCTATCTCCATTGGATTACGCTCTTGCTCCCACCATCCCTTCGATACCGATATTTGATGGGCTTGAAAGCCTAGACTGTTAAGACTCAAAATAATTCCCCCTGTTTTTTTTCTTCAATTAAAGTTGATAGATTAATTTTTGCCTGATTGAAATATGACTCTTTCAATTCAAATCCAATGCCCCTCCTTCCCATTTTACATGATTGATACACTTCTGATCCGATCCCCATGAATGGTGTTAATACCGTGTCTCCTGGATTAGTATAAAGGAAAACAAGCCGTTGAATCACACCGATTTGAAGAGGGCATAAATGTTTTTCGTCTTCTTCTTCTCTAGCCATTCTAAAGTTTAAAGTATCTCCCTGGTCAATATCCATCCAAATGGGGCTTGCGTATTTCTGCCACATTTCCACATCAAAAACTCTTGACATCTCGATTGACTTTTGATCATCGGTCAAGTCTTTATCGGCGATTGCATTAACCGCTTCGTTGTAATTTCCATAATGCCAAACTGGATCCGACCGTTCTCCATCCTTGCGGAATACTAGAATGGTATCGGGAATCCCTACACGACTCATGGTTGAATCTTTTCTAATCTGCTTATGGAGTAGTCCAAGAGCTTTTGTCCTTTGCATGGCCACTACTGGATCTTTCCATATTGTTACCCGGGAGTGATAAATAAAACCTTCTTCTTCAAAAACTTCTCTAATCATTCCTGAAAAATCACGTATCCCAATATGACCATGACGACCTTTCTGAGTAGGTAAATCCATGCAATGGACTGCCACATTTCTCCCTGGTTTAATAACCCGGAATAATTCTTTAACTAAAAACTTGAATTGATTGATAAAGTCATCCTGATCTTTGCAATTCCCCATGTCCTCAACATGGCTTGAATAGGTAAAAAGGTCAGCGAAGGGGGGACTAAAAACCGAGAACCCTACCGAGTCATTGGGTACATCCTGGATCAATCTAACACAGTCTCCCCTGCGGATATGAAACATATCATTGGTCACGTCTTCGATGTCATAGTCTCCGGTGGTCATTTGACTTTTATTTAGTGTTGCATTGACAGCATCGCTCATTTGCTTTTGCATTTCCTTGAACTTCCTTTGTTTTTCTTGAACCGCTGAAATGACATTTGTCATTGTATCGGTGGTGATTAAATGCACCTTGACGGAATGAAGTTGCCCGAATCGGTAGGATCTTCGGATAGACTGATAAAGCCCCTCAAAACTAAAATCTAAGGATGCAAAAACTTGGATATGGCAATTCTGATAATTTAAACCAAACTGGGCTATCTTTGATTTAGTAATTAGAACTCTAAAGTCATTATGAGCGAATCCGAGTAGCTTATCTTTCTTGAATTCAGGAGTATCATCCCCTCGGACTTCCACGGAATCGGGGATCAGTTTCCTTAAAATATCGCCCTCTTCATTTTGTTTAATCCAAACAATGACTTGTTCTTTTGTGGAGTTGGCAAGTTCCGCAGCCATGGTCAATCTTTCTTCTTTAGTCCGGCGTAGTTCTTGATTAAATCCAGTGGCATTTACCGCCGTATCATTGAATAATTGACCGTCACCTTTTGACTCGGTTTCAATCTTGTGTTCAATCATTTCCAATGGTGGTAAATCGTATCCATCCATGGGAAATCCAATCTCACGAGGATTATTGAGCATGATAGCCCATCCAGAAACAAACTCCCAAAAATGCTTAATAGCATGACCTTTAATCCGCCATTCTCCAGTGTCTCCAGCATCATGGACAAAATACATGGCAAGCATCTCAGCTCTTGACATGACGTTTAAGAACTCGGCATGGTTCCCAATTTCCTCAGGATCATTTGGTGAAGGTGTGGCAGTACAAGCCAATTTATATGAGGTAAACTCGAATAGATCGACAATCTTCTTTTTAGTCGCTCCATCGAAGTTTTTTAGAATACTTGACTCATCCAAAACTATCCCGGCATACTTTGAACAATCGAGGTTATCAATCTGTTCATAGTTTGTTATGGTGATCCCATTTAGTGGGATATCCCATTTATCAGCTTCCTCCGTAGTTTGTCCGACCACTGCCAAAGGTGCAAGGATCAAGACTTCCTTTCCGGTATGCCGATGGACCCTGTGAGCCCATTCCAACTGCATAAACGTCTTTCCAAGACCAGTATCAGCAAAAACAGCATACCTTCCAGCTATCAAAGCTCTCAAAACTATAAACTTTTGAAATGGAAATAGTTTAGGATTTAATTCAGTCGGTTCAAAACCACTAGGCTTAACAGTTCTAAGCTTCTCCTTTAAAAAATCATCATACTCCATATTTTCTCCCTTGTCTCATATACTAACTTATTAATGAAAACGTGTCAACCTCTTTTTAATTCTTCCTCCAATATGCCACTTTCCACACTCAATACACTTATAGGCATTCAAACATCTATCACTCCCTGATTTATTCCTCCTTGACCGTTTAAGTATCTTCATTGCATCGCTGAAAGTATCAAATGATTCTTTTCCATTACAGATCAATCCTTCCTCCTTGGAGCCGTCAAAACACTGAACGCTTGCAATAAAACCAAAGCCCCAATCCACCAATACCGAGCCATGGTCACACCGTCAAGACCGAATAGTTCCCCCATGGTGTCAAATGTACTTGTCACTGTTTCCCTAGGAACTTCTAGAATGGCCTTTATTTCCTTGTTTCTAGTTTGGAGTCCGATTATCTGTCTTTCTATGGACTCAGCCGTATCTGTTGCCCACTGATTGAGAGAAACCATTTTAAGAGTAAGAGACTCAATCAATTCAGTATTCCGTTTAAGTTCTCCCATTTCAATACTCAAAGACTCCCCAGCCTCTTTAACGGTGATTAAGTTACCCACCGTCCAACTCCAATTCAAAAGGACAAAAAGGATTGCATAGACCACCCAAGCAATAACACCAATTAGATCACCTCTGAGGAAAAGATAGATCCCTAATATTGACGCAGCCACACCGATTATTACTAGTCCGATTGAGATAACAAGAGAATCTCCTAGACTCCACATGGCTAGGCTGGTCAAGACAATCTCGACCAGGACTAGGAGACTATAGGACAGGAGCTTGATTAGATCCCATGGGTTCCAACTATCCGGTAATTCCGGATGGTTCAACCTGTAATTATTGCTTACAGGTTCATTTTCTTTAATGATTTCATCAATCTTTTTTTCATCAAGATATCCTTTCTCACGGATCTTTTTAAACCCTTCTGATATACTAGGTTTAGGACTTGGTGGTAGACTAACCTTTGGCGGTGGATCTGGTGTCCATTTTTTGACATCTGGAATCATCGGTATTTCAACCTGTGAAAATAAATCCATTTGTTTTAATCCAAGACCAAGTTTACTCATCCCGGATTACCTGACTTCTCAATGCCGTTGCAAGTATCCATACGGGGCCTGTAAAGTGCTCCATGGACTCTTCAATCAATGTATTCCAGGTCAATTCTTTCCATTCCCTCAAGAGTCCATAATCAAGCTTGACAAGGTGTCCCGTCCCATAATGGTCAAATGCGATCCATAAACAATCACCACCACCTGACTTATAGAAATTAATGTAAAATGGAAGCTGTGTAGCTTGGAAACTTTTATGAATAAATGACTCCATTTTATCAGCTATCTTTACTTCAATAAGAGCAACCTTTCCATCATGGATAGCTAGGATATCAGGAAACCCACCTTGATTCATAATATTTGGATGGATGCAAAAAAACCCTGCATCTCGCAAGGCTCCAATTAGTTTATCTTCAAATCTTTTTTCTGTGGTATTCATTTATTCTCCAAGGCCGGGAGCCTTAGCCCCCGGCGGATTATTTAGAAAGGTGCTTCCTCATCTTCGGCGGTGGTATCGTCTACCATTTTAATGGGCTTGCCTTTAAGCTCCTGTACTTCAGCAAATGCAGCCTGAACTACGGGGAATTGATCAGCGGTGATCCACCCACAATCTTTAATAGCCTTGGTGTCAACAGTGTAGTAAACTCCCTTGTCACCACTTACCTTGACGGTGGATAACTCCCAAACTTTGGAATAAATCGGAGCAGTGATCATTACCCCGTTTTTATTGGCCTTAATTGCAGCCATACGGCTATTCCATGCCCTGGAAGTTCCGACTCCTGTACTTTCCATGGTCCAAAGCATGATTCCAGATCCAAGGTCATCCGCAACCATTACAAAGTGATTCCTTGCATCGGAGTACTTTTCACCATTGGGAGCAACCATCTTTCCACCATCTCGAGTCAACCCGGATTCGATGTGACTAAAGGCTTCCTTAGTCACGGTTCCCATGAACTTTGATTCTTTACCTTCTCCAGGTCCACGGTGAAGGTAATTCTGATAGAATCCTACACAAATAACCTTGACGGTTTTCCCATAAGTTTTCCCTGTCGATGGGCTGAAAAAATCACCAGGGTTCACACCTTCAGGAACATCTGATAAAGGTTGAACAATCCTAAAAAATGGAACAACTACGCTATCGGCGGTGAAGTCCTCCATCCCGTTTGGTCCTGTCATTTCTCCAAAAAATGCCGGAGCTTGATCCAATATCTCTTTCTTAGTTAAATCAGTCATTCGTTATTCCTTTTTCGTTTTTATTTCTGCTTTCTCAAAAACAGTAATCGTCAAAATGTTATCACTTGGCAATTCTTCACCAAGCTCCATCAACTTATTCACCGTAGCCTTTAATGTCTGAGGGTGAATACTTGTTTTTCTGGAATAATCATAACCTCCTTTTTCCAAAAACTCTTTCATAGACTCATCAAACTGACCCTTTCCAAGGTCAATCTGATCCTTAATAATTGCGCCTAATCCATGCAATTCTAGCCATGAATAGAACTCAATTTCATCTTGTACTTTAGGACTCACATAGCTCTTTAGCTTAACGGTAGTACCATCGTCTAAAGTAGCATGAGTAAATCCATACTCGTGGAATATTGACGGTATTTCATCGGTCTCAATGCTGTCAATCTTTTCCTTGATTAATGAAAGTTCTTCTTCAAGCTCTTCCATACTTGCTCTGTAAGTCTTGGAAATATCCAAGGCTCTTGTTATCTCTTCCTTAAATCCCATCTTTTTACCTCTTGATAATATACTAACTTAAATATTAGTAAGTGTCAAGCCTAAATTAAGTCGATTAGGTTAATTTTTCCAGAAGTGAAAGAATTAGCAATGTCAACCTTTTGATTCAATAGTTCATAAACTCTAGTATCAACAGTCCCCCTTGCCATGAGTACCCGGTAAACGCAAGTCTTAGTTTGGCCTATCCGGTGGATACGGTCCTGAGATTGAAGCCAATGTTCTGCCCCTGCTGGTAGGGAGTAATAATACATCAAAGAGCAATCGGCCTGGAGATTTAACCCTCTTGACCCGGCTGCCGGGTTAGCTACGAAAAACCTAGCAGTTCCTTTATTAAATCTCTCAACCGCTGAAACCCTATCTTCTTCACTTGTAGCCCCGTGGAAAATAACAGTCTCCCCAATCTTGGATAGGGCATTGGCTATCATTTCCACTTCATGGGTGAACACTGCCCAAATAATAGCCTTCTCAGAAGTGTCTGATAATTCATCAACTAATAGATCAAGCTTAGGGGGCTTTTCATCAAGTTCAACAGTCCCATTCTCAGTAATTAAAGTTCCACCGGTGATCTGCCTAAACTTAGCAAAAAGACTAGTTTTACTTTGAACCGTTAAGGCTTCACCATTTGCAAGCCATGTCATAAGATCCCGTTTTAAATCCTTGTATACCTTCCCCTGGGCCGGGGTCATATCCACATAAACAGGCTCAAATATCTTTTCAGGTAAATCTAAGCATTCAGATTTCTTAGCTCTCAGGTGATAAGGTCCGATGATCCCAGCCATCTTGTCAAGGCTCTTAAATCCTACAACTTCATCAAAAGTGGTTCCATTTCCTAGATATCTTTTAGCCATAACAGCATATTCATGCTGAAAGAAAAAGAAGTTTTTATGTCCCCATATTCCTTTTTCTAAAAACTCCATTTGTGAGTACAAGTCAAGTGGACTCTCAGCAACTTCAGTACCTGTCAGAATCAGCCTACACTTAGCCAATGGAGCAAGCTTTAAAACCTTTTTAGTCCTTGCGCTCTTTGGACCCTTGATAGTTGTGGATTCATCTATGATCCATAAAACCTTTCTAGACTTTAGCCAAAGGTCTAAATGTTTATCAGCTGACTCGCCTTGAAAGGCTTCAATGTTCACAATGAAAAATGGAAGATGACCCTGAAAAAATAACCTCTTGAACTCATCCCCCCATTTATTAGATCCCTTTTTCACAGAGTCCCAAACCAATGCCTTGTATTCTATATTGCAGTGTTGCTCTAGTTGATCAATCCATGTTCCTGCCAAGGATTTAGGAGGTGACACCATGACCGCATCAATGATACCATCCTGATAAAGTCTCATAGCTGTCTCAATCGTGGTACGAGTTTTCCCGGTTCCAGGCTCAAAGAAGAAAGCAAATCCAGATCCACTTTTCAAGACTGGTAAAGCCTTATCAATTCCGTCTTGTTGATGTTTATATAGTGGGTTCATTCTCCAATTCTCCATTCCATATTAGATACGCCTTTTTGTGTCTCAATATATAATGAGTGCAATTTTTCTCTACCATTTTCATTATTAAAAATAATTTGGCCTATTTCATATAGCCATGGATGGCAATGTTCACATCCAAAGTATATACTTCTTGATAGCGACTCGCTAACTTCCATATTACCATCAAACCCAGTTGACCCAATTAGGTGCATATTCTCTCCACCGCACTTAGGACACTTTATCTCAGTCATTATTTCTCTCCTTTTTCCCAATCTCTTTTTAGTCTAAATCCGGTCCATACCGTATTAGCTTTATTTATATCTTTTTTCCCAAATCCATTTTGAATCATCATGTAACTTATTTTATTAGTCTGCATTTTTCTTGACCCATTACCTGTTCTGATAAGCCAATCATTAAATGCCATTATCACATCACCGGGCTTTTCATATTCCTCAGGTCCAACCACACACAAATCATCAATAAACATTTTGAATATATTTTCCTGGTCCTGGTATTCTTTTGTCGCATCATCTACGGTCTTAGATTGTGGTATCTTCATACCATTATCAAACCAAAGAACTGCCCCACGGACCATCCATAATAATATTCCTGGCAATTCTTCCATAAGCTTAGATTCTAACTCCGGGTCTTTATCTCCATCTTCTAGTTTTAAATCAAATGGGATATTCCTAACACGTCTCCATATACCATCATCCATAGCCGATATTCTAGGCTTATGATTAGTCAATAGAATGATCTTAAACGTAGGATAATAAGTAAAAAAGTTTTTATGCAAAAATCTACAAGTAATTGGATCTCCACCTGTAGCACTTTTAACCAGTGCAGTATCTAGGTGTCCTGACTCTCTTGACTCACTCATAACCTGTATTCTTGTACCCTTTGCAGCGGCTAAAGAAGTCCTTTTATCATCACCTCCACTACTTTGAGTCAAGGCATCTGCCGGAAGTGTACCGGAGAACTCACCTAAAATCTTGTTTACAATGTTAATTAATACAGATTTTCCATTTCCACCAGTGCCATAGAAAACTGGGAATATCTGCTCATTAGTCAATCCAGTTAAACAGTACCCTAAAAAATGTTGAAGCCACAATTCAAGGTCTTTTCTTCCTACCGTTACTTGATGAATAAACTTTTCAAACATTGGAGCTTTTGCATTAATATCAAATATTACAGGACATTTTCTAGTAAACATCCACTTTTGATCATGGGGTAAAAGTTCACCGGTCCTTAGATTCAATACTCCATTTTTAACAGGTAAATGGTCATGGAACCTATCAAATGATTCTTCCATTGAAAACACTTCAATCTCAGCTCCTGCCATGTTCCTAATTGCATCAAAATGACCTTTAGACTCACTTGTTTTTGCCCATGATATAACAGCTTTTTTATACTCTTCAGGAACCTTATCAGTCTTGATTGACCTCACAGTCCGCTTAATCGCACTTTGAATCTGACTTGTTGATTCCCTTTTCCATACTCCATTTTCAAACCATAGCCAATCCTTATTCTCAGCAGAAAATCTTATTCTTTCTTTCCACATCGATACAAATCTCTCAGCATTTCCAAGGTCAGTATATGGAAATGGTACTGATAAATAAAACTCATCATCCATTTCATCTTCAGATTCTTTTTCTACTTTTTCGGCTTTTATTGTTTCCTTTGCAGTCTCTTTTGCTATCTCTTCAACACTCTCACGGCTTATCTTTACTGCCGTAGGATCTGGGACTCCAGCTACTTCTAAAATTGCCCTGCACGCTTGATTAAATGTCATACCTCCAAACTTAGTCAACCAATAAGAAAACCCCATGGCTCTTTCAGTACCATTAAAGTCATGAATCATTTGTTTTTTAGGTGAAAATAAACAGGACTTACCCTTAGTGAACCCTGTATAATCACCAGTACTATAATGACCTAGTTTTTCATTCCATTCGGCAGCTGGAACATATTTTTCAACTAGCCTATGGAATAGGTTAGAGTCCATATTTTTTTCAACAGTATCAAGTAATTCTGAGTATCTAAGCTCTTCTTTCTCAAACTCAACAGAAGGTCCTTTGATATAATCAGGCATATCTTGGACTTTATTCCCACTTGTTTTTTTATCTTGCTTAGACTGCCTTGACCATCTAAAATATGGGATTAACTCGCTAGGGAAATCTGGAGCATCTTTAAACTCACCTTCAAGAGTATAGTGTTTCCACTCTTCATCTATAATAGACCATCCCAATGAACCAGGTGCAACAAGCCATCCAAGCTTATCGGCTCTTACATCAACACCGATCATTATACCATTTTCAGAAAACCTTAAATCCTCTGGTACTGATTCAATATTAAATATTAAGTGCATACCGTTTGGAGTCTCACAGTATACGCTAGGATTTTTAAGCCATTCTGCATTTCCAACTAATCTTGATAACGTTTCATATCCGCTTTTACCTTTCTTTTCATCAAGGTCTATAACATATATTCCACAGTCCTCAGGGTGAAAACCGAATGCCTGAACTCCTGAGTTAACATCAATCTCAAGCCTATCTATAGTTGATATTCCTAGCTTTCTGTCTTCTTGCCATCCTTTCTCCATTGGCATCTTCCTAATTGATCCATCTTCATTAATAAGATTTACACCCATTAATGAACCACCAGATATTAAAACCTCTGATAATTGTTTAATATCCGCCTTTGCATAACATTTGATCATAGTAACTCCTGAAGTAAAAAAAATGCCCTTAGGAAAGAGCCGGGAACCACCCCGGAAGAGTGCCACTGATAAACACCCTCGCTCTTTCCTAAGAGCAATTTAATCACAGTGATTTAGTAACTGGTCAGGTTACATTGATAGATTATCCTAGTTATAGATTAGTGTCAAGGTGATTTATTTATGTTTTTTCACCTTACCTCAAAACGATTGTGAGGTAAGATTTGGGTCAAGGTGAGGTAAGCTTTTACCATTTTCCTTGACCCTCTCTTGACTCAACCTTACCTCAAAACGAAAGTGAGTCAAGGCTAGTAATTCCTTTTAATATAACAAGTTATACACTTACCTTACCTCTCTTGACTCAAAATAGGGTAATTAGGTATATATTAAGATTTTATATGTTTAGTTAGCATATATACATACTAATATAGCTATATATAGGAGAAATGAAAAAAAACAATTTTTGAGTCAAGAGAGTCAAGGTTACCTTGTCTATATTGTTAGTATAGATTAAAATATAGTGTAACCATTGACATTAATACTATTATTCATTACACTTGACTTAATCTTTTTCCTCCCTTCTCCCTCGGTGTAAAAGCCGGGGGTTTTTTATCTCTTGACAAAGGGTTAAATTGAGATTATTATTAAGGAACTTTTCAGGTTAAACTTGATGGGTGAAGGATTAGAAAAATGCCTGTTGAAAACAACGATGAATCAACCGGAGGAATTACAGGTAAAGGATTTCAGAAAGGAAAATCTGGAAATCCAGGTGGACGTCCTAAAATGTCTGAGGAACTAAGAGAAGCATTCAAGGCTAGAGGCCATGATGCTCTTAATTGTCTAATCGAAGTTATGCAATCCGGTGAGAAAGGATCTGAGAGAGTGGCAGCCGCTAAAGAGATTCTTGACCGTGGATTCGGTAAAGCGGTCCAAACTATCGAAGGTGATATTACCGCTGAAATCGGAGTTCATCATATTGGTAAACCTGACTTCCTAAAATGACTATTGACTGGTCAGGGTTAAACGATTGGACAAACGATACATATAAACCACTTTACAATGACTGGTCAAGATTCCAAGTTATATTTGGTGGATCTGGTTCTGGGAAATCAGTATTCATTGCTCAAAGGTACATTTACAGATTATTGACCATCCAAGGGTACAATTTACTTGTAACACGTAAGTACGGAGTAACTAATCGCTTTTCGACCTTTGCTCTTATGAATCAAATCATCGGACAATGGAACCTTGAATCTCTTTTCACGGTGAATAAGACCGATATGACTATAACGGCGATTAATGGAAATCAAGCCTTATTCTTAGGTCTTGACTCTCAGGATAAAATCAAGTCCATAACCTTCAAGACAGGTATTCTTCAAGCAGTTTGGATGGAAGAGGCTAACGAGTTTGAAGAAAATGATTTTGCACAATTAAACCTACGTCTAAGAGGTGCAAGTCAGATACCTTTCCAAATCACAATATCATTCAATCCGGTGTCGGCTATGCACTGGCTAAAGGGTAGATTCTTTGACAACCCATTACCCGGGACAATGACCTTAAAAACCACATATAGAGATAATCGGTTCATTGATGATGCTTATCGGCAGCAGTTAGAATCTTTGACCGGGGCTTTCCGTCAAGTGTACGCTCTCGGTGAATGGGGGGTAATTGAGGGTCTTGTGTTCAAGGATTTCAAGATAAACGAAATACCTTCAGGGGCTAAACTTCTAGGTCATGGGCTTGACTTCGGGTTTTCTCAAGACCCTTGTTCACTAATTTCTATCTATTCACTCGGTAATGCTCTTTATTTTGATGAATTGATATATAAGACAGGATTGACCAACTCAGACCTAAGCCGTGAAATAAAGAATCTTGGAGTAAGCCAATATTCAAGGATAATAGCCGATAGTGCTGAGCCCAAGAGTATCGAGGATTTACATAGGGCAGGATGGAACGTTCACCCGGCTAAAAAGGGGCCTGATTCAATCCGATTTGGTCTTACTTGGATGATGTCAAAAGAGCTTAATATTACTCCAAGATCGTCTAACCTTCAAAAGGAGTTCTACGCATACTCTTGGAAGAAAGACAAAAATGGAAAGATGCTTCCTGAACCTGAGGACGCATGGAACCATGGTATCGATGCGTGCAGATACTTTTGCATGGATATCGCCAAAGGTAAACCCGGTGTCCCAAAATCAAATCTTCGAGGATCATTGGGGATTTAGATTGACAACATAGTATTATGACTATATAGTATTAAATCATGGATAAAGAAACTCTTAAAAAACTTGTTGACGATCACGCATCTACCGTATCTCGGTTCAATACTCAAAAAGCATACTTCAACGGTACACACGTGGCAATCAATCAACCTGCTCCTAAATCATCACCTGATAACAGGGTATCGGTTCCTTTTGCCCGTAGAGCCGTGGCCATGATCAAGGGTTACATGAGCAAGCCCGGGTCAATCAAGTACACCGGGGATTTTTACGAGAACACCTTAAAAGAGATCTATGAATACAATGACGAACAATTAACCACGTCAAATGAGTTGGAAGATGCTTTGATTTATGGTCGGTGCTTTGAACTCCATTGGATGGGTGAAAATGGAATGAAGAACTTTTACCCAATCCCGGCGAGTCAATCAATCCCAATTTACAATAGCGAATTGAGACCTAAACTAATCGGCTTCATTTGGGTTAGAACTGTGGACGGTGTACAGACTGCCACTGTCTACGATGACACGTATTATCAGGTATGGACTTTTGATAAGGACTGGACACAAGGTGATGAACTACCCCACGGATACGGTAAAGTGCCTGTCAATATCGGTATGATTGACCGAGATGGAAGAAACTTTTTTGACCATGTTCTCGGTCTAATTGACCTTTATGACAAACTAATATCAGAGGATCTCGGGAACGAATTGCAACGCCATTCAAATGCCATCCTAGCCATGGCTGAAAGACTTGACACCGAGACCGCCGATGATAATGGGCGTACAATGGTTGAAAGAATGAAAGAACTAGGTTTGATTGACGGCTTAGGCGATGGGGATGTAAAGTCAAAACTTGCTTATATTACCAAAGATCAACCTAGTGACTTTATATCATTCTCAGCTCAAACGATTGAGCGTCTAATTTATGAGATGCTAATGATCGTCAATCCAAATGACGATACCTTTGCCGGATCTTCCGGTATCGCTCAAGCCTGGAAAACATTTGGAATGGAGCTTGCGTGTTCATCCATTGAAGCGTACTTTCTCCGGTTCCTTTACAACCGTATCTACATGATTGGTGGAATATCTGAGAGTGTAGGAGATGACACTGAAGGAACAACCGAAGTGCAAATATCAATGAGTCGGAATACTCCGGTAAACCTAGTCGAGCTTGCAGATATTGCATCTAAGCTAAAGGGACTGATAAGCGATGATTCCTTGATCGGTCTTTTCCCGGTCGAGGTTGTAGCAGATAAAGAACAAGAGCTTGAGAGACTTGGATCCGGGATGGAGCTTGAGGGATGACCTTTGAGCAGTACCTAGCCGGGGGAAGAAAAGCTGCCGATAGGGATTTAATCAGCGTTGAAAAAGAACTTCAAGCCATGTACATTGACGCCTATAAACAAGCATCGAGTGACCTTGAAAAGTTTTTAGCTAAAGGCTTTTCACCTGAGGAAGTCCGAAAGTATGGCAGATTAACTCAGCTTATCGAAGGGATAAAAAAGGAATACAAAAAGCTATCAGGTAAAGCACTTGATACAACCTTGACCGCTGGAGCTGATACATTTATCGAGTCCTTTAAGTACCTTGAGTTTGCCCTAGATGCCACTGAGGGAGTAGCCGTAGGTTTTGGAATGCCCCCTGTGGACGTGGTTAGACTCTCAGTCAACTCAGACCATGCCGGGCTATCGGTAGAAGAAATATACGGGAAAAATGTTATCTCTGAGTTTAGTAAGATCCAGGGAACTATTACCCGGGGTATTATCCAAGGCCAAGGATATAAAAAGATGGCAGGATTACTCAAGGATGATTTCGCCGGAGGATATAAAAACGCTCTACGGGTGATTAGAACAGAGAACACTAGGCTATGGACTGAAGGACAGCTTGAGTCAATCGCCTACGGTGAGGATCTCGGGATCAAGTTTCGTACTCGGTGGATTGCTTCACTTGACCAAAGGACAAGGGAATCACACGCAATGCTTGACGGTGAATACGCCGATGAGAATGGATTATTCTGGATTGGTAGTGACTCAGCTAAAGGGCCGGGGTTATTCGGTATCGCCTCCGAGGATATAAACTGCTTCCCTGGTCACATGATCCCGGTAGCAGTTGATATTGAAAAACTTTACAAAAGAGAATATTCGGGAAACTTAATCGGGATTAAAACATCCTTCGGCAGTTATTTTGAAGTTACGGTTAATCACCCTATACTTACCGACAAAGGATGGGTTCCCTCTGGCATCCTTAATAAAGGAAGCAATATAATCTCCATGAGCCTGGGTAAGAAACCTGGAATAGGTTGCAAGATAAAGAACGGTCCATCCACGTTCGCAGAGGTATATAATCTTTCTTCTATCAAAAGCTCTATCCATAATGTTCATGGAACCGTTATACAATTCCACGGCGATGGGTCCAATGGAGAAGTCGAGATTAAAACGGTCGATAGGTGTCTGCCTGTCAAGAACAATTCCAGCATTCTTCACAAATTGAAACAGTTCATCTTCACCGCTCCCAACATATTGCATAGTTTTTTTTCTAGTAATAGCCCTAGCAACAAGTTCATCCTTTTCTCTGGTCATCCCTCTAACAGCATCATGCGCAGCCTTAGAAAGAGCTTGTCTTTCCTCGGGAGTAGATTTGGCCATCCTAGCGAACATCCCCTCGCTTCTATTCCTTTGAGTAATTCCATTATTTCTCAAGATTCTAACAATAACAGATCTACTGACATTAAATCTGGAAGCAATAGACTTAACGGACTCCCCATCGGTGTATTCTTTGATGAAGTGGTCGATATTCAAATCAAACCCTATTCTGGACATGTGTACAACCTCCAAACCTCAAGCGGTATGTATGGATTATATAACAACAATGGCATTGTGTCAATTACTCATAACTGCCGTTGTGCAATCACTCAAGAGGTTGAAGGGTTCCCGGCTGAGGAACGTAGGATCAAGGGTGAAGGTGTGGTCAAGTATACCAATTTCACCGATTGGGCTGAATCTAAAGGGTGGACACCCGAGAAAGGCTGGCCGAAAGTTGAAAAAGTTTGACATAATAGTAAAAATCATATATACTAATTTTAGTGACTAGAAGGCATTCGAAAAGCGACTATCCATCGCCTGTCACTAACTTATGGATACCATCGGGAGGTGGCTCAAATGAAAACAGCAATAATCTATATGTATACTTCTCCAAGCGGAAAATCTTATATCGGACAAACGTGGAACGAAGAACGAAGGAAAAAAGAGCATAATAAACATTATTCATCTACAATATTTCACTCTATAAATGACGCCACTATCTTCTATTCAATCAATAGAAATCAGATAAGAGAGAATATTGTTAATTGTAAAAAGTTAAAAAGAGACTTGCAATTTTCTTATCTAAAAAAATAATAACCAAGTCTTGACAACTGGTACAACATAATATATTCTAGAATTACTATATAGGTTTTTGACTTGTATGGTAAGGAGAGTATATGAGTTTGGAACTGTACACGGATAAACTTCCAGCAGAATTGCAAGAGGCATATAAAGCGGATATCGCTAAAGCCGTAATTGTATCAGATAGGGATCAGGCTAGAAAGCTTATTGCTGAAAACCAGAACCTACAAGCGGAGTTTCAGGCTTCTTTGAGTCGGAAACATGAAGAGTCCTTACAACGGTTTCATACCGAGAAGCTACCTGAGATTATCGAAGCAGAGATTAGAAAGAGGTCTACAAAAGATCCTACTACTCTCGAAATAGAAAAGCTTAGAGCTGAAATCGAAGCAGAAAAAAGAAATGGTTTATTGAAAGAAAGAAAGAGTCAAGCTATTTCCGAGTTTGCAAAACTAGGAATGAGTCCTGATCTTTCTGATTTTGTTATAGATGCGGATGAAACCGTATTTATTGACAGGATGAATAAGCTTACAAGCAGTTTAACTGCATGGAAGGATGCTGAGATTAAAAAGGCTGGTATAAGTGCATTTGGTCAGAAAACACCTACCGCTGGTCAAGTTGGAAATATTGATTTCTCGAAAATGACAGTAACAGATGTAATGGCTTATGCTGGGCAGTCAATTGAAAACAAGAACGCTGTCAATCAATGGCAACGATCTAAAAAATAAGGAGTCATCAAAATGGCCGAAACTCGTATCGCAAACGTAATTGTTCCTTCAGTGTTCACAGGGTATGCCCTTGAACCTTCTATCTATAAATCTAGATTCTGGCGTTCCGGTGTTATCACCGAGAATCCAGCAATCTCCGCTCTCTTGGCTGGTGGTGGTACTACCTTCAACCTTCCTTTCTGGAAAGATACCGTTGGAACATCCGGTGATATTCCTTCCGAAACTGTGGCCACAACTGTAAACAATGCCACAAGCGGAAAACAAGTCGCAAGACGTCAGCTCCGGGAAAAAGCATGGGGTGCAAATGATATCTCTGCTATTTTCGCAGGTGAAGATCCCATGGGAGCATTGGCCGCTCGAGTGTCCGATTATTGGGCGCAAGCTTACGACCTCAACTCTATCGCTACTCTCCGTGGCGTGATCGCTGATAATATCGCCAACGATGCTTCTAGCCTTGTGAACGATATCTCCGGTGGTGCAGGTGCAGCCGCTATCATCTCTAATTCTGCCGTGATCGATGCTCAGGGTAAACTTGGAGAGAATGGAACCGTGGCAGCCAATGACCTGAATAACGGTGGTTTCGCCGCTATCTTGGTTCACCCTGCTACTTATCAGGTTCTTCGGAAAGCCGATTTGATCGACTTTGTGAAGCTCTCTGAGCAAGAACTCCCCGTGGAGACTTACATGGGAATGCGAGTGATTGTAAACCGGAATGCTTATGTCAACGGTGCAATCTATGACTCTTATATTCTGAAACAGGGCGCACTTCAGTTCGGTCAGTCTAACGTAGGTTATGAACCAACTGAATTGTATCGTAACCCAGGAGTTGGTTTCGGTATCGACTCTCTGTACACCCGCCGGGTATTTGCAATGCACCCTCTCGGAACTGAATGGACTGAGAACACTGTGACCGATGGTATCAGCCCTTCCGATGCTAACTTGGTACTTGCTGCCAACTGGAACCGGACCTTTGAGACTGAGAACATGGGTATCGTGGTAGTCCGTCACAAGATCGCCTAAATAATAACCCCGGTTTAATCGCCGGGGTCTTTTTACAGGAGTAAAAAATGCCAAGCAGAACAAGAGCCGGGGATGTAACCCCAAATCAGCAATTGAACGAATTAAACCAGTATTCTCCATTTATCCTCAGGTTTCCCGTTACCGTGGATAGTAGTACCGCTAAGGTCGCCTTTATCGCTCCATTTCCTATGCAGATTTTGGACGTGATGGTACTTGCTCAGGCTACTTCCGGTGGTGGTACAATCACTCCACGAAAGGGAGCCGATGCGATGTGTACCGCTATTGCGTGTGCTACTGACGGAGCCATGGCAAGGATGTCTGCCGGGGCCGTGGTAGCTAATGCCGCACGTTTAATCCTTGCAAAAGGTGACACCGTGAACATCATAGCCGCCGGGGCAGCCGACAGGGGAATCGTAACTTTCTTGGGTGTTAGGGTATGAACATCTTAACCGAGATACCGTTAAGACCAAAACAGACTAATGCCACTCGACAAGAGGTCTTAGACTTGCAAGACAGGGTTGAAACTTTGGAAAGAATTGTACAGGAATTGTTGACCGATAAGAAACGGAAAGCAGTTAAGACAGAATAATAAAGCCCGGATTAATCTCCGGGTTTTTTGGAGTTAAAAATGGGAAGCATAGCAGATAAGCATATTGAACCAGATGGAGCTTTGAGAGTACAATTACAAGACAATCAAGCCGAATTGGTTGGATTGAAAATCTGCCAATTTTTAAACTCTATCACACTAGCCTCTAACTCCACGATTGATGCAAGGACTATAACATTAGTAGCAGGTCATAACGTAGTCGTTGGAAATACTGTTTGTCTAAGAGAAAACGGAAGGTTCTATCAAGCGGATGTTTTGATTGTTGCTACAAACGTTATCACACTTGATACTCCGCTTGACTATGCGTTTACAACTTCTGCGGCATGTTTCAGATCGCAAGACAACATGAACCTTAATGGATCGGTTACACCTATAATTTTTAAGGTTAGTCCACCTGCTAATACTAAATGGGATATCTATGGATGTAGTTTCCACTTACTCTCAGGATCGGCGATGGATGATTCAAAGTTTGGATCATTGACAGCCTTGACTAATGGTCTTGTGATACGGAAAAAAGATGGTGATTACAAGAATGTTTTTAACGTCAAATCTAATGCAGATTTTGCATTTAGAGGCGATGAAATAGTTTATGCAGACAAGGCTCCTGCCGGTGTTTATGGCGTCACAGCTAAAAAAACATTTAGCATTAGACATGGGATTGTAATTAGACTTGACGCTGATAAAGGAGACGAGTTCCAAGTTATTATCCAAGACAATTTAACAGGACTAACAAGTATGAGAGCGGCCATTTGGGGCCATGTAGTGAGTTAGGGGGAAAAATGGCAGCCAAGGTCGAAGATTTACTTATTGAACAAGGGGCAACCTTTAAAAAAACTATCACAGTCAAGGATGCTTTAGGTGTAGCCTTTGACCTAACAGGGTTTATTGCTAGAGGTCAAATAAGAATAGGGGCAACTAGTCCAACGGTAATTGCGGACTTTACATTTACATTCGTTGAACCAAGAACAACAGGTCAAATCATAATGGAACTACCTGCCACGGTGACAGAGTTAATGCCTACCACAGGAGAGAAGTATTCAAGTCTCACTAAGTACCAATACGATGTCGAAATTGAGTCTAGTGGTGGAGTAGTTTATCGTCTTCTAAATGGTGGTGCAAATGTGTCACCTGAGCAAACAAAATGAGCGATATAAATGTAAGTATTCATGATGATAACTTTGAATTAAAGATCGAAGTGCCTGAGTATGAAGTAACCCTTGAGAGTGATGACTTAGATGTATCAATTCAGGGCGATGATATTGAAATTGAAATTAATGACGATCAACTAGAAATCCAATTTTCAGACAATGGATTGACGGTTGAATTAATAGACTTTGAGGGCGGTGGCAGTTCACCGTCATTATATTTTGGGAGGTACTTTTTATGAGCATGTCTAATGTGTCAGAACAATCTCTTTTAGAGTTGTTATTTAATAATACAGCATGGGCGGACTTTGGTAGCGCTGGTGGATTACAGCCGTCAAGTGTTGCTGGTTCTCTTTATGTTGCACTACACACAGCGGATCCGGGGGAAGCCGGGACACAGGCCACCAATGAAGTGGCATACACTGGTTATGCCCGGGTAGGGGTGGTAAGGTCTGCTGGAGGATTTACCGTATCGGGTAACACAGTTTCCAATACGGCCACAGTGCAATTTGGTGAGTGTACCGCAGGAACATCGACAGCGACTCACTTCTCCGTAGGACTCGCCGGATCGGGAGCAACCGACATTTTGTACTCAGGAACTTTATCAGCCTCTCGGGCGATTAGTGCTGGTATCACCCCACTATTCAACCCAGGTGCATTACAGGGAACCGTAGACTAATGGTCGCCTTTATTTGCGATCATTGCTTAACCAATCTAGGGGAAGTAGTCGATGGGGTGGATCAACCCCATTGCTTAGACCACCCGGATGGGTCCGTGTCTATACATGAGGTCGGGGATGCTGAAAACATTTAGGGATATAGCACAGGCCGAAAACCTCGGAAAATCTCACACTCAGAGATTTTTCAAAAACGGTGCGACCTCTGGTGATACCTTCTGGCAAGATTGGTCTTATACCACAGGACAACCAGGATATGATGCTAGAATCGGGGTGTCGAATACGTTCACCCCGGCCTATGGAATCGGGAATGATGCTATCTATTTCCCCGATATTCCAGCCGGGGAAGAAAGGATTGTTTCAGAGGTTACCATGAGAACAACCGCCGGGGGTGTTTCGCAAGCCTCGGTGGATTTTATCATGTACGATCTTATTGGGTACTACCCTTTGATTGACGGTGACTCGACCGATACCCAAATTATGAATAACTCCTTAACTCTCCCCAGGTATGAATCTGGGGATGGATTAATGGCGGTCCTGGTAAACCATATCAGTCCAATGTCGGCAATTGCTAACGGAAATATGACCTATTTGGATTCGGATGGTAATACGAAAAACACCGCCTTGAGAATTGTAAACTCAGGACTTGGGAAAGTCTCTTCCGGGGCAGGGATTAGTGGATCTGCCGGACCTTTGGCAGTGAGTCTTGCAAGTGGGTCAAAGGGGATAAGGCAGATACTTGATATAACCTTCACCAATGCGCCCGGCGGTCTTTTTTGTCTTTATATCGTAAAGCCACTCTTGACCACAAGAAATGATGACGGGCTTTTAGTTGCTGAAAAAATTGCAACGGAAAAAAGTTTCTTTCCCTCTTATCCGAGGGTGAAAGATGGAGCGCATCTTGGTTTCTTTTATCGACCTAACGGCGGTAATCGGAACCTATCAATTTTTGGATTAGTTAAGTTTCTATGGGGGTAATATGATTCAATCAATGGACAATTTAATCGCGAGTATTTCGAACGGTCAATCTAATCGGTGCGATTGGAATAAAATAACAGGGGCCACCGCCTACACTGCCGGAAGGTGGTATGAAATGGCATCCTTGGGAGGGTTCCCAGTGGGTACAACTTTCCCAGGTACTGCCCTAACGTGGGTAGGGACAACCGAAACCACGGGGGACGGGACCAATGTTTTTGGGCTTCCTCACGGTGGAAATGTTTCAACACTGGTAAAAAACCTTTTAAACATGAGTGCTTGGTCAACTGCCGCAACCGGAGTTCCAGCGGTCCTTATGCTTGTGGACATGGAGGGTTATTACCCTGGAATAAACATGAACACCTTGTCAGCTCAAACACTCCTTGGAACACCCTCTCTTAGGGCGACTAATGGGAATGGAGTCAGGGCATACTTAACCGCAAGAGCTACCACAGGAGCGACTGGACACAATATTGCTTACAGCTACAACAACCAGGCCGGAGTAGCAAAAGCCAACCCGGTGACGGTATCGGCCACGGTATCTGCTATCACCCCTCACATAGTCCACTCTGGAATCGCCGCAAATAACTACGGACCATTCCTCCCCCTGGCAAGTGGTGACACCGGGATTCAAAAGTTCAATACACTCACCCTCTCCGCCGCCTCTGGTACAGCATCCACCGCCGCCTTGGTTCTTTGTAGACCGATAGCACAGATCACCATAGGAGTGGCTTCATTAATGACCGAAAAAGATTTACTTAACCAAATCCCATCCTTGCCTGTGATCAAAGATGGGGCTTGTCTTACCTGGATTCTAGGAGCCGGGGCCGCCGTGGCAGGGTCTACAAACTTCGCCGGGTCCACAGAAGTGGTCTGGGGTTAAAATGCTTTACCCGAATAACCTCAGGACCGGGGCCGGATGGGGGCCGCTTAGGAATATCGGAATTCCCACCCTCACAAATTACGTTCCCCCAGGTGGGACAGTAAGAAATATCTTTACAAGTAATTTCCTCCCCACTTCCTCGGTCCCTGAGGGTTATGCCGGGGAAGGGGCTTGGATCTATCCGATCAAAGCCGGGGGAATGTCTAGCCTTGCTCCAGTGCTTGAATTACAGGGTACAGGTAACGCCTTAAACGGTGGCCCTGTCAGTGGTACAGGTGCTATCACATTGATCGGGGATAACCTTACCTTGTCCATTGTAATGTCGATGGATGGAACCGGGGCTATTACCTTAAGTGGCAACGGTAATCAGTTAAAATTGACTATCGGTCTTGATGGATCGGGGACATTTACATTTACCGGGGATGGAAATAGCCTTGCCTTGATTGTTCCCTTTGAGGGGCTTGGAAGCTTTACAATCACCGGGATATCGGACCTAAAAGGACGACTAAGTATGTCCGGTGAATGGACCCCCTTTACCGAGTTAAGTCCTCAGAACCTTGCAACGGCAGTATGGGAATCGGTGGCAGCGGATAATAATAATCCGGGAACTATGGGTGAGAAACTTAATGGGGCTGGTTCTGCCGGGAATCCTTGGACCGAGGTTATAGAATCGGGATTGACCGCTTCTCAAGTTATGAGGATCATCTTGTCAGTCTTGTCAGGTGAGACTACAATAGACGGTAATGAATACAAGTTTAAATCGGTTGATGGTACGGTGGACCGAGTGACGGCGATAGTTGAAACCACAGGTAGAACTACCACGATTGAGGGAGATTAAATGGCAGTAATAACACTAGATGAAGCAAAGGTTTTCTTACAGATAACAGGTACAAGTAAAGATGATCTAATTGAGGCTTTGATACCTGAGATCGAGGCTGATTGGTCAAGTTATTGTAACAGGACTTTTACCGATCCTTGGCCTAGTGGAATGAAACTCACTAGTGCTAGGATGATCGGATATCAGCTTAACTCGGTGACATCAATAGGCTTGCAATCTGAGAGTCAAGGGGAATACTCATACTCCAAGGGAGCAAGCTCTAAAGGTCAATATCCTGATGAAATCACCAAGGCTATGGACCTGTTTAAGTACACTCGGGCGCACATTGCAAAGACTGCCCAAGTATCAAGAGATCGTAGGGGATTATCTATCGAGGAACTAGCTAAGGATGTTTATGTCCAAGGTATCGAAGGAGAAAAACTTGAGGATTAAAAGGCACGATGTTCCGGTTGATGGATACACCGTATCTGAGACACCGAATGCAGAAGGATTTATGGTCAAGACTCTAACCAAGACCATAGACGCTGAGGGCATGGATTTACAGCCGATTGGTAGTAAAGTAGACCTTAGAGCTTATGGTTTAGAAAGTGTCAATGAAGGTGCGTTGAAAGCGTTCTATGACTTCCCAATTCTATCCGCCGGAATGATCGTCTACGCTAAGTCAAAAACATTTATGGTCAAGGGTCCTCGGGAATGGTACACACACTCAGAGGCTATCCTTGAGCCGTTTGAGGTGGTGCTGCCGTGAGTGTATCAAGCAACTCTGATAAGGTTAGTGAAGATCTTTCAAAGGTATCGGAATCGGTGAAAGGCAACATTACAAAAGCCTTGGAAACATCGGCTATCCTTGTAGAAAATGAGGCTAAACATTTGGCTCCTGTCGATCTTGGGAACCTCAGAAACTCAATTGATCATGAATCAGATAATGAATCCGCAACAATTGGAACTAATGTGGAATACGCTCCATTTCAAGAGTTTGGAACAAGTAAAATGAAGTCACAACCATTCCTAACTCCGGCGTTTGAGTCCAATAGATCAAGGATAGTTCAGATACTAGCAAGTGGCGTAAAAGAGGGAACATCATGACCGATGGAAAAACATTATTAAGATCAATTCTCACAGGTTCAACAGTGGTGACAAATCTAGTCCCGGCTAGTCGGATATACTTTAATTTTCCGACTAGCTTTAATACGTTCCCCATCATCTCATACTCTGAAAATAACAACTTCACCGAGGCAGATGGATACGAAGATAACTCACCTAAATCTGATTCGTTATTATTCCAAGTTGATATTTGGCAGTCACCAAATACAAGTACAACAGCGATAGCACAAGCCGTGTCAAATGCAATGGAATCAAAATTATTTAATCGTGATTCATCCATTGATATGGTTGAACCTGATACAGGGGTTATACATAAGGTTTTAAGATTTAGTGGCCGTGTTTACAATGGTCAATAAATAATTTATACTAAACCAAGTTTAGTAAATAAGGAGGCCAGAAAATGGCACTAGAAAGAAGGCCGAGTATCGGCATCCAGGACTTTGTTTATGCACAGTATGATCCAGCGTTGGATACATACGGCACAATCAGGTCCATCCCAGGTCTTAGGAAATTAGGGTTCAATAAGAACTCTTCTATGACCACGTTTTTTGCTGACAATGGGCCACTAATCACCGGGGAAACTATCGGTGAAATGGCTATCAGTCTTGAGCTTGCGGATTTACTCCCTCAGGATATCGCTTATATGTTAGGTCATACCTACGTCAACGGAATCCTTCAGGAAGGTTCTAATGACGCAAGCCCTGAATTGGCGGTCGGTGCAAAGATCCTTAAGAACGGTTCTGACGGTGGACTCCCTGTCTATCAGTACTTTTGGCTCCCTCGGGTTAAGTTCTCCAAACCTTCCGTTGAGGACATGACCAAAGAATCTTCATTGGCTTACAAGACCCCTGTACTTGAAGGACGGGTGATGATTACCGCCGATGGAACCTACAAGACTTCTATCAGAACCGATGACACCACTGTGCCAGCCGGGACCAAGACAAACTGGTTTACTGCCGTTGTAGAATCTACAGGTGCAAGTTTAACCGCCGTGACTGTCGGAACTATCGTAGGTGGTGCTGCCGCTCATACAATCACTGTACCATTTGCCAAGAGTGGTGAAACCTTCAGTCTTAGACCGATTGATTCTTCTGACATTACAGTGTCGGTGGTTTCTACAGGTGTACTATTGGCCGGAACTTCAACCTTTACTTATTCCGCTGCCGGAGTCGCTCCGACAATCACCATAACCAATGCTAACATCTCCGGTGTTCCTTACTTGGTATCCGTGACTTCCGATGTGACTGACTCGAATAATGTTCGAGTAACACCAAAGAGTCAATTGGTGACACCCGTTTAATTAACCTCCAAGGCTCCACCCCGGGGGAGTTTACCCGGGGAACTTTTTAACCTTGGAGGGTTTAATGAGTGCGAGAAATATTCTTCCGGCTAAGGAGTCGGTGATAGAATTAGGTGGTAAAAAGTTTACCATTAAGTTTACAATGTCGAGTAGTGCTGTATTGAGTTTAAAGTATGGGACACCTTCAGGTGTTATCAAATTACTAAAAGGTATTAATCCTGTCACGGTGACGATTGAGCAACTTGATGCACTGTGCGATTTAATAAGCTCGTCAATAATCAAGAATCATCCTGAAATGACGGATCAATACATATCCGATACTTTTGAAATCTTGGAAGTATTAGAAGTGTTCCCTGAAGTCTTAGCCTGTTATCTTGATTCAATGGGGATTGATGGAGGAAAAGTTAGGGATGTCGGGAACCCTCTGAAGCCGTAGAGGAAAAGGATTGGCCATGGGAGTATTACTACACTATGGCAAAAGTTCATCTACGGCTAAGTGATAGTGAGTTTTGGGATATGGCTCCGAGAGCGTTTTTTTGTGTAATTTCTGAGTACATGGAAATCAGAAATTATGACCTGAGTTTATCCGCTTATGTAAAGAGTGGAGGAAAACTTGAACAAGTATATAAACCCCATCGAGGGGATGAAGTTGAAGAGTTAGTTGATGCGGATTGGTTCTAAGGGGGCTTTATGGCAACGATAAGTACATTAAAGGTTGAGATCACCGCCGATACTAAAGGATTAGATCAAGGAATCAATTCAGCTAAAAAAAGTATTGATGAAGTAGGAAAGTCAGCAGATCAAGCCGGAACTAAATCTCAGAATCTAACTCAAAAGTTTCAAGCAATGAAACCAGAATTACTAGCCATGGCCGGGGTTGCTAGTGCCGTTGCCGTTGCCGTTTTCTCAATGGTGAAAGAGTTTGCTTCCGCTGAGATATCCATGCTCAGATTAGAGAAAGCGGCAGAACTGGCCGGGGTTAAAGACGGTGCTGAAGAGATAAATGAGCTTGCAAAGGCTACTCAAAAAGCAACAGGGGCAAGTGCCGATTTAGTAGTACAACTTGGAGCCGAATTACTAGCTCAAGGGAAAAGTTTAGAGCAGACTAAAAAGATTATTGAAGCCGCAACCGCACTATCAGCGGTTACAGGGGAAAGTCTTTCATCAAGTGTTCAACAGTTAAACGATACCTACGCCGGAATGACAAGGACTCTTGGAAAGACTAACCCTGAGATCAAAGCACTTACACAAGAGCAACTGAAAAACGGTGAAGCCGTTGATATTATCCTTGCAAAATATGGTCAATTCTCCGATGAACTTTCAGGCTCCACCGATGTGGCAATTAAACGTGTTACTGAGAACCTGGGAGACCTTGCAGAGTTTGCCGGAAGTGTGGCCGCTCCGGCATTTACTACCCTTGCAAATGCGTTCTCAGAGATCATTGAAGGCTCACTTGGTGCGATTGATAACTTCATCAAAGTTCACGTCGAATGGGCAACGGCTTTAAGGTCAATCGTTGATGAAACTTTCCGGAACCAAATTGCCAATGAGAAATTGCAAGAGGTCACAAAGAGAGGTGATACACTTCTCAGAAAGTACATCGATACCCAAAGAGAAGCCACAGTCGAGGAAAGAGCCTTAACTAGAACTAGACTTGAAAATGCAATAATTCAAGCCAAGGGAAACACAGTCTTAGTCTCAGGTCTTAAAGCATCATTAGCTCAAATGCAAGCCTTGGAAGTAAGCTACGCCGCTGAAAAACGGATAGCCGAACAAAAGGCGATTGATGATAAAATTGCAAGTGAAAAAGCTTTCAGAGACAAGCAGAAAACACTTTTAAATAATGGGATTATTGACCAAGAAGAGTACTATAAATCAATCCTTGAGTTTGAGAAAAAAGCATCCGATGAACTGATAAAATCTGACAAAGAACTCACCACCACTCAATTAGCGGAATTGAAAAAACGTGGATTGGCGATTACTCAAATTGAAACAAGTATCAAAAAGATCACCGAAGCTGAAAAGAAGTCAACTGAGGAAGTTGTAAAGGGTGAAGACAAAAAAGTCGATGCGGTTCAAGAGACAAATAAGGAAGTTAAACAACAAAGCATAGACTACGATAAAGTTTCAAAAGTTGCAAAGACTTCCTCAGATGTGATTGTAAAGGCTTTATCATTAGTCGGTAAAGAAGCAGATGAAGTAGCTCTTACTATCGCCGATGGGATTGGTGGTGCGTTAATGGCCACGGGTGAACCTACCACCATGGCGGTCGGTGCGATACTCTCAGGTCTTGCGGCTATCGGTGATGCTATCGGTGATATGTTCGACGGTATCGACCAAGCGGCAGAAGCTCGAAAACTCAAGTCAATGGAGATTGAAAGTCAGATTCTTGATAACAAAATCACCATCGAGGAAGAAAAACTAAGAGTCGCACTTGATGCTATTGATGAAGAAACAAAAGCGCAATTAGCAAAGCTTGGAATCATTGAAGAAACTGAAATAGAAAAAGCTGAAAAGAAACTAAAGCTAGCTAAAGAATCAGGTGATCTAGAAGCTATCGCCCTGGCAGAAAAAGAACTCAAGAAAGAGCAAATAATCGCAGAAGGTGAAGCTAAACGGCTCAAAGCTCAAGAAGAGTTTGATAAAGCAAAAGCTAAACTTGAACATGATAAAGCCGTCCTTGATCAGAAAATTACTATCGCAAAGTTGAAGATTGAAAAAGATAAAGCTTATGCCGAAGTAGGCTTTTTTGGATCCGATTCTGATAGACGTAAAGTCAAGAAAATGTATGATGAGTTAATTGACTCCGTGGCCTCACTCCCAATTCCAGCCTATGCAAGAGGAACCGATTATCACAGCGGTGGACCTGCCTTAGTCGGTGAGAATGGACCTGAGATTGTGAATCTTCCGACCGGGGCAAGCGTAACTCCGGCAACTAGGACAATGAATGGAGGTGGATCAGGAATGACAGTTAATATATACTCTCCCATGGCGGTGACACCTTCAGAAGCTAATGCGATATTTAAACAAACGGCTAGAGAGCTTTCATTTTCAGGAGTGCTATAATGGGAAGAAAATTAGTATTTACAAATTCTCGGGGTGGTGTCATTGAGTTTGAAAACTCACCGTATATGATATTGAAACTTGATGGACTTGGGACACCTGGAACAAGTCTACAAGAGCAAAAGGCTCCCGATCAAGATGGAACAACTTATATTGGAAACTTATTGCAAAGTAGAACCATAGTCCTTGAGCTTGGAATCATTAAAAAAGCGGTGGTGGATATCGACACTGCTAGGCGTGATATCATCGCTAAACTTAATCCTAAAATGGGAATGGGTGACCTTGTCTACACTACCACAGGTGGTAGTCAGTACCGGATTAAATGTGTTCCACTATCCTCACCCAATATTCCAAATCAGGATTACAGAGACCCATTTCTAAGGGTCCAGATAAGTCTTTACGCTCCTGACCCAATGTGGAAAGAAATGACCGATGAAACCGTAAGTTTACCGACTTCGGTAAATAGTGCTGAGAGTGTTATTAATGGGGCTGTTACTTCACGGTCAAGTATTATTCAATTAGCTAATGGTAACTTGTTTGTTGCTTATGTTAGAGGATCTGATGGCTACCTTGTGTCGAGAACTTATACAACTTCTTGGAGTAGCGAGAGTATAATAAATGGATCGTCTACTACGTTTGTATCTATTATTCAATTAGAAAATGGAAATCTATTTGTAGTATACACAAGGTCTTCAGATAACTTTATTGTTTCAAGGACTTTCACAAGCTCTTGGAGTGGTGAGACAGTAATTAATAGTGCAGTTAGTAGCTACTCAAGAGTAATACAATTACTCAATGGGGACTTGTTTTTAGTATATCAAAACTATGATCCTAATCCGGCTAATAGATACATTGTTTATAGAGTGTACACAAGCTCATGGAGTTCAGCTCTTGCAGTCGATACAAACGGTTCCGAATCTCCTGATATCGTTCAATTAACTAATGGAGATGTTTTTTGTTTTTATAGACGATACTCAGACGGCGCAATGGTATCCAAGACTTTAAGAGGTACTACTTGGGGGTCTCTGAGTGTTGTAAGTTCTTACGGTGGAAGTTATGGAAACTCAATATTAAAATTAAAAAATGGAAGTTTACTAGCGGCCTATATTAACTTTAATAGTGATCTAGTTTACAAGATATATAAGACAACTTGGAGTAGTGATAGTGTTGTAACTTCAGGATGGTCGGCTACTTATACTTCAGCTATCCAACTAGAAAATGGTAGTCTTTTTTTCTTGTATAGAAGGGTGACCGATTCTTTCTTAGTCTCAAAAACTCGTTCAGTCACTTCCGTACCAGTCACAATAACAGGCGATGTAAACTCGCCTATCCTTGTCACAATGAATGGCCCGGCAACAAATCCAAGGATCATCAATGAAAATACACTTGAGTATATCAGATTAAATACAACCTTGACCGCTTCTGATTCATTTGTGGTGGATACTTCTTTTGGTCAAAAAACAGTTACCTTGACTCAAGGTGGAATCACTAAAAACGGTATCGCATTCCTAGATATTGGGTCAACATTCTTTAGTTTGACACCGGGAAGTAATACTGTTTATCTTGAAGATGACTCAGAGCTATCGACCGCTACGGCGTCCATGGTATATACTAATCGGTACGTGGGGGTATAATGTTAAATCCAATCCGAATCTATGAAAATGATTTAACTCTAGTCGGTGAGATTGATGATTATTCATCGGCTTATCTTACTAGGTCTTGGCATGGAGTTGGATCATTTTCAATCCAGATTAATGCTAACATGACTCACTCCGGTGATCTTGCAAAAGGCCGGATTGTGATGTTTGCAAAAGATAAGTACCGATGCGGTTTAATTACAACGCTTGAAAAATCATTAGGTGCAAATGGTAAAGGGGATGAAGTAATCACCGCCTCAGGATATGAACTCCCCTTCATATTCTCTTGGCGTACAATCCTACCTCAATCAGGTCAAGCAGAGTATACTTTAGATAATTCCGCTGAAACCGTTATGAAAACATTGGTCAAGGATCAATGCGGTTCAACTGCTGATTTAGACCGGAGATTTACAGGACTTGAGATTGATACAGACCTTGACCTAGGTACAACGTATCTATTAAAAAATCGGTACTCCGGCAGCGTCCAAACGGAACTTCAAAAGATATCAGTCGCCACGGGATCAGGATACTTTATCTACATTGATGAAAGCACGAAAAAACTAAGGTTTCAAACTGCTTTAGGGGTTGATAGAACCGCTGGTCAGTCGGTTAATCCTAGAGCGATTTTCTCAAGCGATTATGACACAATTAAATCGGCTAAATGGTCAACCTCAGATAATAACTTTAGAAACTATGCTTTTGTGGCTGGTCAAGGAATTGGTGATCTTAGAGTTATCCGTGAAGTGTTCACAGGAGCAATTGAGCCGACTGGTTTTGAGCGTAAAGAAATGTTTGTTGATGCAAGAGATTTATCTGCCACAGGTGACATTGATAAAAGAGGATCTCAGAAGCTCTCAGAAATGAACATTGAAACATCGGTGAATGGGACACCATTAACTCAATCGCCTTTGGTTTATCGTACTGATTATGACCTTGGGGACATTGTGACGATTGATGTTTATGACACCGCTTACAATGCGAGAATCACAGAAGTAAAAGAATCTTGGAGTCCACTTAACTACTCGATTGACTTGTCCTTTGACCGTGAATCACCGACCATTCAAACACAAGTATCATCGGCTCTTGAGTCTGTTAGATCATCACTCTCAAGCACTGAGGGGGCAATGGACCAAGAAGTCAGAACTACCTCAAGCCCTACCTTTGCA